TTACATCCTCATAGGTGATTGTTCCACCAACAGTGATATTACCATCAACAAACTGATCACCCTCAACATAGAGGGAGAAACCACTTCTGGCGGTTGTTCCAATACCAACACTCTTAACGGTATGAATACCAACGGAATCAGTTCCCCATGTTCCGGCTGCACCCACGGAACTTGTAACTACAAGGGAAGTGCTGGCAATACCAACCCATCTGTTGTTTGGTGAATCCCAGATGAGGAGTTGACCATCACCAGCAGTAGAATCAAAGTTTACATCATCAAGATCCTTAATGAATCCTGCTCCGCCACCACCAATGGTGGAGAGTTGAGTTTGGATTCTATTAATGAATAATCTATAGTGATTGGAAAGATCCTCAAGGGTAGCAAACTTCTGATCCTCGGGTGTAAGTGGGTCTGTCTGGAAACCAGCAGTTTGTTTTACATCTGGTGGTTCATTCAACAAACCCTCAGAGATTGTCTTCTGTTGTTTCTTAATTACAGAGGCAATCTTATAGAGCTCACCGACAAGGGTTTTGACATCCCCCTTGGTTGACTTTATATCATTCCTTAGATCTGATATATCCTCATCATAATACTTTACCTCAGGAAGGTTATCCTTCAGTTCATTAAAGAACTTGAGAATAGACTCATCAGCCTTGATACTCTGCTCATTGATATCCTTGATCTCTTTTTGGAGAGCCTGTTTGAGTTTATTCTGCTCACTGAGGATGGATTTCTTTAACTTTCTATCATCGTCCTTGAATGTTTTCTGATGTTCCCAGAGCCTGGTAGAACAATCTCTCATCTCCTTGTAGAGATTGTTCTTAACCTCATTGAAGACTGTACTGGTATCGGTGAGCTCCTTATCGAGCCTCTTGATATCTACATTTACCTCAAAATCTTTCTTCTCAATACTCTCTGTGAGTTCATTTACCTGATAATCAATCTTATCCCTGATGATATCAAGGTGTCCTTGGACCTTATTGAAGTCATCATCGATAATACTGAAGGTTTTACCAATCCAAGAGAAGTCAGGAACCTCCTGAACCTTCTGAACCCAATCAGGGAAGGTGGGAATTGCCTTATTGACCTCCTCAATCCTTGATTTTAGGGTCTCCAGGTCCTCTTCGTAGTATTTTACCTCTGGGAGATTGTCAATCTCACCCTTAATTCTGGTAATTTTGTCATGAATGAACCGAATGTCCTCCTCATAGTACCTAACTTCGGGTACTTCAGGAATTTTCGACTCAATTTCGGTTAATTTTACCCCAAATTCTTCATTTTGGGCACTTAAATCCTCAATTTTATCACTTTTTGCATCAAGAAGTGAAAAATTTGTCTGAATTTGCGTTATTTGGTCGCCAAGTTGCTCTAATTCTTCATCATATGACTTAATTTCAGGTATTTGGGGAATATCTTTTCTTACATCATTGACCAGGCGGACCAATTCCGACCACTCTGGGGCAGCAATTACGTCAGATACTTCTAAAAATGCTTCACCATCGGAGTTTTCGATGGTTTGAGTTTCTTCATCTACTGGTTTTTGAAGAAAATCATCTACTGAGGGGAGATTTTCCTCTAGGACTTCTTCTATTGACGGTAAATCGTCATCAGGTTTCTCAAAGAAATCCTTATAGGAGGGTAAATTATTACTATTGTCGCGCGACATAACGTTATTAGTAAGAATACTTTGGGATTTCTCTCCCGTTCATATTATTTATCACTAATACCTTTCTTCAAAAGTTTTTGTAACTCGGCCGTAGAACCAACAAAGAGTGCATTATTGACAGTGGTTGGTCCCTTGGACTCTTTCTCCTCCTCAACATCTTTGAGTTTTTGCTGTAGTGTCAGGAGTTTGTCCGTGGCATCAGCCACGTTCTTGATTAACTGACCAGCAACCTCATATGCACGAGGCATCTCACTCTCCTGAGCCAACTCAAGAATACCATCAATGGCTTCCTGACCCTTCTCAATAATGGAATAGAGATTACCCCTGGTATATTCGTAATCTCTCCTGATATCCTCCGCACCTGACTTTATCTTATCTATCTTCTTTTCGGTACTATCCTTCACAATCTCTGTCTCAACTGGTTCAACATCAAAAGTTTCATCGAGCTTCTCATACTTATCAGTCATAGTCTACCTCAGAAAACATTACCATCAAAACCAAAGTCATCACCAACCTCAATGAAGTCGGAATCATTGGCTGTGATGGTCTTGATACCCGTACCAAGAACGTGTTCCTTGGTTTCTGTTTGATCCTGACCCCTCTTAACAGTAATCTTATTACCGTCTACCTTTTCAATATACATCTCTTCTTTATTGACATCAATGTATGATGCCGCATTGAGGGTGGAACCGTCTGCTACCTCAATGATTTTCTGAGTGAGATCTACATCCTGAGCAAGAGTGGTGACGACAGAGTCATCATAATCCTGAATAGCTCTTGGTGTAACTCTGTAGGTGAGGTCCCTCTCTGGATTTCTGAGACCAGAGGTGGCTGAGGCAGCGACGTAACCAACAGTAACTTTTCTGATAATATCGCCTGATACATCTGACAAAGGTCCAAAGAGGAATGTTTTAGCTGTGAATGTTAAAGTGTAGACAAGAGCTCTTCTTGTCTCAAAGTTTCCCTCATAATCATCCTCCATGGAGATTCCTTCAAGTTGAATAGGAATATCCCTCTTCTCCTTGAAGTCACCAAGAAAGTTAATAGGAAGGTTGTATGATGGTTGGAAGTAGGGTAGGATCTGTTCTACAATCTGCAACATGTCATCATTCAGTTTTGTCATAATCGACAACTGAATAGTCATGTTATATGGAACAGGAACATATCCCTTTTTGATCTCACTACCCGTGGAATTTTTGACTACAAACTGTTGTGTTTGAGTTGATTTTCTTGTAGGGTCATACTGCAGATCAGTGAACTCAAATGACATCCTGGGTAGGGTCATCTGAGTTGATTTGTTTAAATTAGACTGTTGTTCAATTCTAGCAAGAAACTTCTGAGTGGGACCATATGCCAATGGAACCCTAATCGTACTGATCTGATTGTCAGACTCATTCTTATGCTGAATTTCCATCCCATTAAACATTGATCCAAATCCGATGATCACGGATCTGAAGATCTCATTATAGAAATATTCAAACATCAGTCTAGTGTTTATTTCCTACTATTTAGATTAAGGCATCCCAAAGGGGTTCTTAGTAGTGAAATCAATTATCTCATCTGCTTCAACTTCGATATTATCATTGTCCGCATATGGGTCAACTATATCATCCTTATTGAATACTCTAAGGGAATATGATGCTCCAGAATCTTGACCAACAATCGTTTCTCCAGCGACAAAATCACCGGCAACAATAGATACCTCAAGGGTATTCTCGATAGAGTTATATGACCTAACCCTTGCAGTGGTCCCTGAGGTGGATCCTGTTACAACCTCATTATAGATGAAAGTACCCTGGCCATCACTGGTCTCTGGTGCCTCAAGGGTAACGATAGTCGATTCAGTTGTTGCAAATCCAACACCACCAGCCGTTATAGCGATGGCAACAACCACACCAGCACTATTGATAATACCATATCCATAGGCTGTCGTTGCCCCAGTTTGAGCAATACTTACAGATGGATTGGTGATATATCCACTACCACCGTCTACAACTGTCACAGTTTGAACTGAGCCAATGGTTGTAATACCAGCCGTTGCGGCAGCTCCAGAACCGGTCTCGGTTGAAAGGGTATTGAAGACCATCTTAGGTGCGACAGTATATCCACAACCAGCGTTAGTTAGATATACCTGATTGACCATACCCTCCTTAGAACCAGTACAATCAATAAATCGATTAGTTAGTGTTGCAATACCAACAGCTGTGGTCCCACCATCTGGGGCAGAACTGAATCCTACTGTTGGTGGAATACTGTAACCACTACCCATATTGGTGATGGTCACTGAATTGACAGAACCACTGGGACATACCGTGGCGGTCGCTGTGGCTGTTACTGCCGCACCAATCAGCGTCAATGTCTGGACGTATCCAGTTCCAATTTCTGAAATCTCATCATCAACGGTCTCGACACCAGTGTCGATAACCTCGTCCTCGTATCTGAAGAGTTCTAACTTCAACTGATAGACGTAATTCTTCTCTAACTGATAGAAGGGTTGTTCGTGTTCAACATACTTGATCTCAAACAGTTTATCACCAAGTGGGAACCATACCAGATCACCCTCCCTTGGTCTGTGTGTGACACCCTTCATACCGGGAATATCCTTCATGAATGGTGAGATATATTCCTGATATCTCTCCTTTGAGATGACCAGTGTTAGGTCATCCTTCTCCTGAATACCAAACTTGGAGAGGAGGGTTCCCTGGCCCCCAAAACCCTCATAACTATCAACATATGCCTCAAGTGGATAGGCATGTTCAAACTTAGATTCGATAACTTCCTTGATTACCGTCTTTTCGGTCATGTATTGTCTAGGCATATAATATACCTCTACCCCATACATCTTGAGCTGTTCGTTTACTAAGCTCTGTATGAGGCTCTGTTCATTCTTAGAACCATTGAGAAAATATGGATTGAGCATGAACCTTACCCGATAAGATCAAGAGGTGGAATTTCATATGTACTCATCATCTTGTCTTCGATCTTATCAATCTCAGCCTGGGCATCATCATAGATCTGTCTTCCATTAAACTCAATACCACCAGGTAGTTTGACACCCTGGAACTTGATGAGGTTCTGACCCCATTGTTTCTTAATCAGGGCTGTCAGATACTTCTTCAAGAATGGGTCATTAAAAACACCAGGGGTGTCACTGGGATCGAGAACCTTCCAACAATCAATAACCAAATAATCACCAACAATTAAATCATCATATGCGACATCAAGATACATCCTATCCTGTCTCTGATTAAACCTGATTGCCTTATGTGTATTCAACAGGAAGTTCAGTGTTTCAATATATGACCTACTCATTGAGTATGACAGGATATCGGTTGTCCCCATGTAGAACATGTCATTCAAGAATAGTTGATACTTGAAACTGAACATGTTTCTGGTGTCAATACCCATCAGGGCATCCCATTGATAAACCTTATTGATACCGATTACATCATTAGGAATTTTAATATAATTACTATTTTCGTAGTATGTAAATGTTGTTGCTGATCCTACAATATTCTCCTCTGCAGAGGTTGATGCAATACCAACCGAACCCCTTCCACTGGGAGCTCCCGGAGGTACGGCTTGGGCTCTGTCTTTATCTGCTTGAGTTATCTCATACTTTAGGAATGTTTGAATTACCCCATCAAAATGTCTCTGATGAAACAGTTGAATAGCATCATCCACCAGGTCTTGGATCTGCTCTTCAGCGACATTGATTTCAACTACAGGGGCACCCAACTGTCTCAGGCAGTAATCAATCAATTCTTGTCTAGAGGTGGGTTGCGCCATTTATATACTATAGTTTTTTACTATTTAGAGAGCTGATGAAATCCCAGATACCACAGTGACATTACCTTCAGCCAATCTATACACAGTGGTTCCAGAACCCACAAGCATGTCCCAAACGTATCTTCCTGGTCTCAAACCTCCGGTCTCAGTTTTACCCATAGAGAGTGAGAATTCACCATCAAAGGCACTTGTAAATCCAACGATAAAGGTCCCTGCGGCAATCATGCTGGAACCTATGGACACAGACTTGGCCATCTGAGATGAACCAGTCCAATCTGTAAAATCAAAGTTTGACCTATCTGGTTTTACAACCTTGAAGGTTGATGTAAAATCAGATCTAGTGTTAATGGTCAAATTAACACCATATGCCGATGGATTGGATTCAGGGTTAAAGGTGATTGTATTATTGGCCATTTGTTAATTGTTGCAACATACGTTTGATATCACCAATGTCAGATTCAAGCTTATCGATTCTATCCTTTTCGGAATTGAGTTTATCTCTTTGAGATATGTAAGCCTGATAATTATCAGAGTTATTATTCACGATAGCCCCGGTCTCACTATCACGAAAGAATCCGGGGTTGTCTTTTACGGGGATGAGTGTCATGCCAATCCTAGTGCTCTAAAGTTTCTAACCATTGGAGGATATGCCTGGTTAGTTGATGTACCGACCATCTTAATTCTAAAGGAAGTGAAGGATGGTAAGCTATCTATAGAGAACTTGTACTCCCTAAACTGATTAACTGGTACTGGACCAAGATATTCACTATCACTCTTCACAAGACGATTATCAGGTAATCCGTTATTATTGGACATATTGATAACGGATCCATTTGCTCCAAAATTACCATTTCCTGGGAATGGGGTGAAGATCGTATTCTTGGCTGAGGTGTCCTGATCAATCGCGAAGAACATTCTCAAATCAGAGAACTCAGAAAGATATGCGTCACACAGAACTTGAATTGAAGTTGCTGAGTTACTCAGTGAGATGAGTTGAGTCACATACATGAACTTGTTAGGATCATTGATGACCGTATCTGCCCTAGGATCACTAGCATAATCAGCTATAGGACTATTGACCCTGTTAGAGGTAAATACCATACTAACCGCATCAAGATCGATAGCTGGTGTAAGTCTATCCTCAGTAGATGACATATTCAGACTTACAGTCAATGACTTATTGGCTGGTAGTTCATCAAGGAAGGTGTCCTCATTGGATTGTGAGGCAACCATTCTTTGAGAATCAAAGTAATGAGTTTTCTCAAGGCTAAACTTCTCAAATCCCTTGTCAACGAATGAACCCTCGTTACCAGAAATACTGGTTGATGTGATGGTTCTGATGGATGGTTCAATATTGGTTCCCGTTGGGGTAACAGTGACGATACGAGGATGAATCTCCGAGAATGGAAGGTTATATGAACCCTTGGCCCTCTTACCACCACCGGAAGATGTCGTGTTGAAGAACAGGGATGGTTGGAGTGAAGTTGTTCTATCCAAACCACTCTTAGAGCTATCAATCTTGACCTTATAGAAATCGGTGTCAAATGGATCAGAATCTGTGACCTCATTCAAATTGTGGGTCTTATTAATTCTTCTCAGTGATACACCATGGAACTCATACTTCGTGACAATCTCATTGAGGGTGTGATTAATCACATTGGTGTCATCAATACCCCTTGTAATACCAGTAAGGTTATTACTGTTATCTGTTCCGGTATAGGAGATAATCTCATCATTCATAAGAATGTAACCGGGGTTAGTAGCACTAACTGCGAGATTCTCAAACTCAACAAAGTTAACAGTGCTTCCGATTGAAATGTTTCCAGTAGCACCGGATTCATATGCCGCGGTTAGGGATGTGGGTTCCACTGTAGAACGAATATCTCTCAAAGTTACAAGGTTTGTATTGGAATACATTCCATGATTTCTTTGATTAATTGTAAG